GCTTGAGGTGGCGGAGGCGGATGCAACGCGACAAAAACTCGTTGATCGAATCGCTCGCGTCTCTGGACGCGACGACTCGACACGCGATCATTGACGAGCTGACCCCCGCCGAAGTCCGGTCGATCGCATTCGACTGGCACGCGTGGGCACGGCCAAAGCAGCTCGCGCCGGCGGGCGACTGGCGGATTTGGCTTCTGCTCGCCGGTCGCGGGTTCGGTAAGACGCGCTGCGGCGCCGAGCGGATTCGGTCGAAGATCGAAGCCAGCTTGTCGGGCCGCGTGGCGCTTGTCGCGCCGACCGCCGCCGATGCCCGCGATGTGATGGTCGAGGGCGAGTCTGGGTTGATGGCGATCTGCCCGCCATGGAATCGTCCGGTCTATGAGCCATCGAAGCGCCGGTTGACCTGGCCCAATGGCGCGACGGCCACCACCTATAGCGCCGATGAGCCTGAGCGCTTGCGTGGTCCGCAGCATGACGACGCGTGGGCCGATGAGCTTGCGTCGTGGCGCTATCCCGAGTCGTGGGACATGCTCATGTTCGGGTTGCGTCTGGGCGACAACCCGCAGTGTGTCGTCACCACCACGCCGAAGCCGGTGGCGCTGGTGCGCGATCTGGTGAAGCGTGAAGGCATCGACGTCGCGATCACGCGCGGGTCGACCTATGAGAACCGGTGCAACCTGGCGCCGGCGTTCTTTACGCAGATCGTCAGCCGATACGAAGGCACGCGACTTGGGCGGCAGGAGATTCATGCCGATGTGCTCGACCAGGCGGAGGGGGCGCTGTGGAAACGTGAATGGTTCGATGCGCACCGCGTGACAGTTGCGCCCCCCTTGCGGCGCATCACAGTGAACATCGACCCGGCGGCCAGCAACACGACCGCGAGCGACGAGACGGGCATCACGGCAACGGGCGTCGGGGAAGATGGCCGCGGCTATCTGCTCGCTGACCGCAGCGGCCGCTATTCGCCTGACGGGTGGGCGCGAGCCGCGATCAGCCTCTGGGGCGAGCTCCGCGCCAACGTGATCATCGCCGAGAAAAACAACGGCGGGGACATGGTGACGAACACCATCACTATGACCGCCCGCGAACTCGCGCGCGAAGGCGTCATCTCAACCGCGTTCGTTCCCGTCGAAACCGTTTGGGCCTCGCAAGGTAAATTCGCGCGCGCCGAGCCCGTGTCGGCGCTGTACGAACAGGGACGTATCTCGCACGTCGGGACGTTCGCGCAGCTCGAGGACCAGTGTTGCACCTGGGAGCCGAACGGCGGCGAGCGGTCACCGGATCGGCTCGATTCGCTCGTGTGGGGCTTCACGGAGTTGATGGTCGAATCCATCGGGCCGACCGTTTCCCCCGACATTAGCATGACCCGAACCAGTCCGTGGAGTTTCTGAGGAGGCGGTGATGGCACGACGCAAGGCAGTGGAGAAGGCCGACGCCTTCACGGAACTCGGCGCAACGGGGCTCAAGCAGTTCTCGGGCATCATCGATGATGACTTCGTGCCCGAACTGCGCAGCCCGGTGCAGCGCCACAAGCTCTATCGCGAGATCCGCGACAACTCGGCGGTCATCGGCGGCGCACTGCTCGCAACCGAGCTGCTGCTGCGCCGGGTGACCATCACGGCGAAGGCGGCCAGCGATTCGCCGCAGGACCAGGACCGCGCGGCGTTCCTGCAGGAGAATATCGAGCAGCTTGAGCAGCCGTGGGGCGCCACACTCTCGCAGGCGCTCACGATGCAAGAGCACGGCTGGTCGCTGCTGGAGAGTGTCTATAAACGTCGCGATGACGGACGCGTTGGCTGGTCGAAGTTCGTCATCCGCTCACAGGAATCGCTCGACCACTGGGAGTTCGACGACAACACGGGCGCGCTCATCGCGTTCTGGCAGCGCCCGGCGCCGAAATACAGCTTGATCCGCATTCCGGCGGAGAAGTTCCTGCTGTTTCGATTGCTCGACAACAAGGCGTCGCCGGAGGGGCGCTCACTGCTGCGCAACTGCGTGATCGCCTGGAAGTTCGTCAAGCGCATTCAATCGCTGGAGGCGATCGGCATCGAGCGCGACCTGGCGGGGTTGCCGGTGGTCTGGGCGCCGCCCGAAGTGGTCGCAGCAACAAGCGGCCAACAGCTCACCTCGCAGCAGGCCTTCAAGAAGCTCGTCACCAACATTCGTCGCGACGAGCAAGAGGGCATTCTGATGCCGCTCGCCTATAACCAGAAGGGCGAGAAGCAGTACGACCTGACACTCCTGACCTCTGGCGGGTCGCGCCAATTCGATACGTCCCAAATCATCCAGCGCTATGAGCAGCGGATGCTGCAGGCGCTGCTCTCGGATTTCATCCTACTCGGACACGAGACGGTCGGCAGCTTCAGCCTCTCGGCCGACAAGACCGACCTGCACGTGACGGCGATTGCCTCACTGCTCAGCACGGTGCTGGAGCAGTTCAACCGCTTCGCTATCCCGCGGCTCATGAAGCTCAACGGCTGGCCGCCGCCGTATCCGCAGCTGCAGCATGCCGAGATCGAGAAACCAGACCTCGCCGGGCTCGCCGACTACGTTCAGAAGCTCTCGGCGGCCGGAATGCTCACCCCCGACGCCGATGGCGCCACCGAGCGCTACCTGCGCGATGCGGCCGATCTGCCGGTCGAGGAGCAGGACAGCGAGGCGGTCAATCAGTGAACGCACGGCGAACCATCGCCAAGTTCGCGCGTGCGCAGCGGCTTGAGACCATCGCACAGCGCCGCGTGCTGGTGGCGTTCGTTGCACTCCGTGCCGCGATCAACCAGGCGGCACTCGGCCGCGCGGTACTCGCCGGCAACGTCATCACCGTGCTGCCGCTTGAGATCCTGACCCAGCGCTTCAGGACCGAGCTGCTACGCCTGATGCGCAACGCCTACGAGGACGCCGGCGACGAGGCCGCGCGGAAGCTGAAGGCGAAGCTCGTCCGCAAGGACATCACCTTCGAGACACGGGTCAACGAATTTCAATTCAACGTCGTCAACGACCGCGGCCTTCGCTTCCTGCAGCAGCGCGCCGCCACACAGATCACGGGCATTATCGAGGAGACGCGCGATGCGATGCGCCAACTCCTCTCGACGATGTACGCAAGCGGCGTTCCGGTCACACAGCAGGTCGATCGCATTCAGGAGCAGGTTGGGCTGACCAGTGGACAGAGCGCGGCCGTCGAGAATCTTCGCGAGACGCTGACCGACCAGGGCGTGGCGCCGGTGCGCATCGATGTGCTGACCGCGCGAAAGGCGGACGAGCTGTTGCGACTACGGGCCTTGACGATTGCCCGCACCGAACTTGCGACTGCGCTGGCGGCTGGTCGCCGCGAGTCGTGGGAACAGGCCGCCGACCAAGGGCTGTTTACGAAGACCGAGGCGGAACGCGTCTGGTCGACGGCGGAAGATGAGGCAACGTGTCCAACCTGCGAGCCGATGGACGGCCAGCGTGTGCCGTATGATGGGCTGTTCACCACCGGTGACGGCGATCAGATCGACGACGCGCCCGCGCACGTAAATTGCCGGTGCGGCGTCGACCTTGTGTTGTGAGGAGGAGGGGAATGTGTCGCTGCGGTTGATGTGGTGCTCTAATAGCCCGCTTGCGAGCACGGGCTACGGCAACCAAACCAAACTCTTCGCGCCGCGCTTCGTGCGTGCCGGGCATCCGTCGGCCGTGCTGGGCTTCTACGGCGTCGAAGGCTCGATGCTGAATTGGGAAGGCATCCAGCTCTACCCGAAGCATCTCGAGCCGTTCGGCCAAGACGTCGTCGGCGCACACGCGAAGCACTTCAACGCCGACGCGATCATGACGCTGATCGATGCGTGGGTGATGAAGCCCGAGCACTACGACGGCGTGCCGTGGATTGCCTGGGCACCGATCGACATGGAGCCCAACGGTGATCCGCGCACCATGAAGGTGGTCGACAAGCTGCACCAGGCCGCGGTGCCGATCGCCTACAGCAAGTTCGGACTCGATGTGATGCGCGCCGGCGGTCTTGATGCGCTCTACGTGCCGCACGGCGTCGACTGCGCGGAGTTCTCGCCGATGCCGCAAGCCGAAGCACGCCAATCGCTCGGCTTCCCGCTCGATCGCTATGTCGTCGGCATGGTCGCCGCGAACAAGGGCTGGCCGTCGCGCAAGGCGCTGCCCGAGCACATGGCGGCGTTCGCGGCGTTCAAGTCGCAGCACCCCGACGCGCTCCTCTACGTGCACACCTCGCTTGGCGAGCACGGCGAATACGGTGGGGTGCCGCTGGTGACGATTGCGGCAGGGCTCGGGCTCGAGCATGGGCGCGACTGGGTCGCCTGCGATCAGTACGCGAACCTCCTCGGCTTCAGTACCGAGCACATGCGCCGCGTCTACAACGCGATGGACGTGTTCATGAACGTCAGTTGCGGCGAGGGCTTCGGTATCCCGGCGCTCGAGGCGCAGGCGTGCGGCGTGCCGGTCATCGTTGGCAACTGGACTGCGTGCCCCGAGCTGTGTTTCAGCGGGTTCCTCGTCGACAAGTGCGACGCGCAGCGCGAATGGAATCCGCTCAACTCCTGGTGGTTCCGGCCGCGGGCAGAAGCCATCGCGGCGAAACTCGACGAAGCCTACCGCGCAACCGACATGGCCGCTCGTCGAGAGCAGGCGCGGACCGGCGCGCTCGCCTACGACGCAGACAAGGTGATGGCCGAGCAGTGGCTGCCGGCGTTGGCCGAGTGCGAGGAGCGGATCAACGCGCCGGTGGAAGTGGCGCCGGCGCTTAGGAGGGCGGCATGACCACGATGCTTGAAAGTGTCACTGCCTACCAATTGGAAGATCCACAGTCCGCCACTACCGTCCGATGTCCAGAACGAGTGGGGCATATCAGCGGTTGGCATCAATGGACCTATGGCATCAGCGTACATGGCTTCACCACGGAGGCTACCGAGCATATACGACAATGCCGATGGTGTAGGCTCACTGAACGTATGGGGCTCGACACCGGCTGGCATCAAATTGAGGCGGGGGTGACGGCGTGAAAATCCTCTGCGCGACCACCGGCGAACGCTGTCCGCGGGGGCTAGAACATGCAGAATCTCTGGATTGGCATGAACGCAACGGCTACCTCACCGACTCTCGTTTCGGCTGGGCCAACGCCGCGAACGCGCTACTCGACCAAGCCAACGACGACGCGCTGTTTCTGGACGACGACATCACGCTGACTCCGTCGACCTTTCACACATTCCCCGAGGTCGACCAGCACGCCGACGTCATCGGCTTTACCCTCTTCACCCGCGGCAACATCACCAGCGCCGGCTTTCACGCGCTACCCAACGGCGACTTGCGGCCGCAGGGCAACCTGATTGACCTCTTCCGCCCGAGCTATGTCGCGCACGTCACGGCCTCATGTATGTGGATCAGCCGGCAGGTTATTGATGCCGGCATCCGCTTCCCGGTCTGGCCGGGGCAGCATCACGAGGACGTCGCGTTTACCTACGAGTGTTGGCTCAAGGGCTTCCGCGTCGCCTACGTGCCGGGCGTCGTCCTGCACGATCTCGACGCCAGCATGGGCGTTGGCGCGACCAAGGCGAAGCTGGCGGACTTCAACCAACAGCGGGCGGTCAATGCGCAATGCCTGCGACAGTGGATCGCGGACAACGACGTGGCGGGCGCGGTGAAAGATGGGCGGATTCCGACGGCGTTTCGGGGGCTGGAATGACGCCGCTCGCTACTGAACTGGTCGCGCGCGGCTTCACCAGGTTCATCCCTGAACTGTTCGACCAGCAATGCGCGCTGATGCGGGCGCATGTCGACTTCACCGATCTCGCAACGCTCGAGATTGGCGCCCGCGATGGGCGGCACAGTGAGGCAGCGCTGGCCATGGGTGCATCGCAGGCAACGGCGCTGGAGCTACGACCTGGCGCTTCGCGTCGCATCGAGCGCACACGGCCCGTGCAGTTCGTCTACGGCGATTGCCGGCTGATCCATCTGCCCGGCACGTACGATGTCGTGATGGCGTACGGCATCGTGTACCACGTGCCGGACCCTGCAGCCTTGATCCGGCGGCTCCTCGGATGGTCACACGGGTGGGTGTTCCTGTCGACGCACTGTGGCGATCACGACCGAGACGCCGCTGGCGGTTATCGTGGCGAATTCCGACAGGAAGGCACCGACGACATAGACGCCGCCAACCCGGTGCCGTCACTCTGGCTGGAGCGCTCGGAGTTGCGGCGCGCGATCACCGATGCGGGTGGCCAGATCGTGCAGGAACTCGACTACATGGTCGGCGCGGTGCCGGCGGTGTGGATAGCGGTGCGGCATGAGTGACTATCATCGCTTCAACGGCTTCAAGATTCTCGCGCATGCCGACAAGCTGAAGCAGATCGCCGCCGGCGAGATCCCCTATCCGGTCGACCTGCATATCTACCCGAGTAATCTCTGCAACCATAGCTGCGAGTTCTGCCTCTTCATCCACAACGGCGAGCAGGACAAGCGTGAACAGCTGCCGCGCGAGCTGCTGCTGCGTGCGGTCGAGGACGCAGCGCGGGTTGGCGTGCGCCTCGTTCATTTCAGCGGCGGCGGCGAGCCGCTGATGAACAAGCACACGCTCGAGGCGATGCTGCTGGCGAACCGGCGCGGGCTCAAGGTGGCGCTGTCGACCAATGGCCGGTTGCTGATTCCCGAGGTGGCGGCCGCCGTCGACTACGTGCGTGTTTCACTGAACGCTGGGACCGCAGCGACGCACGACAAGGTCAACCACCACTTCCGTCAGGGGTCGGATTGGGCCGAGATTCTTGACGCGATCCGCACCAGCATCCCGCACAAGCGCCAGGACTTCGGCCTCGCCTTTGTGGTGACGCCCGACAACTACCAAGAGATTTACGACTTTTGCCGCGTCGCCGCAGAGCTCGGCGTGGACTTCGTGCACATCCGCCCGGGCTATTACGCCGACAAGGCGCTCGACGCGGAGACGCGGCGGGTGATGACGGTGGCGCTCGGGCTGAGCGATGCCGCACGCGCGGCCTTCGGGCACACGGTCAAGGTGTTCGCGATCACGGACAAATTCGAGGGGTTCTGGACGCCTCGAACCTATGACCGCTGCCGCGCCGTGTGGACTGGAACGTGTTTGACGGCGACGGGCGAGTTCGCGGTCTGCCAGGACCGCACCGACCTGCGCTTCGGCTACGACTACAAGCACGGCGCGAGCTTCGAGGACGTGTGGCATGGCGAGGAGCACCGCGCGCTGGTCGACTCGATCATCTCACCCGGCGTGCTCGATGCCTGCCCGCGCTGCGTGTGGAATCGCCGCAACGAAATCATCGACGCCGTCGAGGAGGACAGCATGAGGTTGGATCTCGTATGACGCTCTCGATCGTCACTCCCTGGCTCGAGCATCCCGAGCTGATTCCCGCCTACGAGGCGACCGTCGCCGGCGCCGAGGTCGTCATCGTCGACCAGGCCTCAACGCCCGACGTGGCGCGCGCGCTCGACGAGCTCGTGGCGCGGCTCGGCAGTGGCTCGCGCGTCATCCACAACGCCGAGAACGTCTATTTTGCCGCGGCGAACAACATCGGGCTTGCGGTGGCAACCGGCGACGTCGTGGTGATGCTCAACAATGATGTCACCGGCGGCAACGCCTGGCTTAGTCGGGTCGAGAAAGATACGCCCGACCTGGCACTGGTAGGTCCGACCGTGCAGGGCTTTGATGTCGACGGCGTGCTCGAGCCGTACGTCGAGGGATGGTGCGTCGCCGCCCGACGTTCCACGTGGAACATTCTTGGCGGCTGGGACGCAGAAACCTTCCCGCGGGCCTACGCCGAAGATGTCGACCTCTCGTTTCGGGCACGGGTTGCGGGCTGCCGACTCCTGCAGTCGCGCTGGCGCGTGCAGCACCTGGGAAACGTCACCAATAGCCAGACGGCGGACGGCTATACGTTCGCGGATCGGCAGCGGGAAGTTGCGCGGCAGCGGATTCGCGACTTCAGGCGGCAGGCGGCATGACCGCAACGCTGATCACCCCCGGCGGCACAGTCTCGCTCTCCGGTAACGCGGTCGTGTTCTGCGAGTGGATTGCCTCCATGCAGCGCGACATCGAGCCAATCCGCATTGGCTCGCTGGAGTTTCATTTTGCGGGACAAAAGGTCACGGCGAAGTTGGTCCGCTCTCACTTGCTGCGGCGCGAAGAATAGTTCTTGCGGAGGCCCGAAATCTGTAGTAAGCGTCCGAGCAGAGTTACATAAGCGAGCTTAGCCGAATGAGGCCGCTCCCAGATCGCTGGGGCGGCCTTTTTCTTTTCCAGGCTCCGACTCCGGCGCGCGAGTTGCCGTGGAGTGGGAGCGGGAAGTTCAGATCGCCAAAGTCGATGAGGCGCAGCGCCTGGTCTTTGGTGTGCTGTCCGAGGTCGTCAAGGCCGATGGCAGTGTAGTCGTCGACTCGCAGGGCGACGCGATCTCAACCGCCGAACTCGAGCAGGCGGCCTACGAGCACGTGGTCTGGTCGCGCCAGGCGGACCAGATGCATGACGAGCAGCCCATCGGGAAGCTCGTCGAGTCGTTCGTCTCGACCCCCGAGAAGCGTGCGGCGATGGGCATCGGCAAGGCTGATGACCGGTCCGTCTCATGGTGGGTCGGCTACCGCGTCGAGCCTGAGGTCTTCGCGAAAGTGAAGAGTGGCGCGCTTCGCGCGTTCTCCATCGGTGGCAGCGCCATTCGGGTGCCGGCGTGAATCACCTGAAGCAGCTGACTGTGCGCTTCGGCTCGCTGGTCGATGAACCAGCGAACAAGGGCGCGCGTGTGTTGCTCTTCAAGCGCGACGATGCAGCGCCGGAAGCCGTTGCGGCAGAAGCCGTCGCGAAGGTTGGCCGCAAGATGAGCGGTAGCCGCCTGAGCGCCTTCAAGGACGCGCTCAACAAGTTGACGTCACTGTTTTCCGAGGTTGATGCGCCCGAGCCGGCGTCGGCCGCGGACCCCAATACCGAGCAATCAAAGGAGGCCCGCATGGCCGACAAGGAAGATTCGTCGAAGGTCGGGAAGGCCGACGAGAAGAAGAGCGACGCGGCGGTCGAGGCGAAGCCGATCGAGAAGGTCGATGATGCCGCGATGGCGGTGGCGCTGCAGAAGCGCCTCGAGGATCTCGAGAAGCGCGCCAACGACGCCGAGACGCGCGCCAAGTCCGCGGAGGACGTGGCCAAGGCCGAGCGCGACCAGCGTCTGACGGCCGTCTATGTCGCCAAGGCGCAGGCGCTCGCGGGCTTGTCGGTCAAGGCCGACGAGTTCGGCCCCGTGCTGAAGCGCTGCGCCGAGCTGCTGCCGGCCGAGGACTTCAAGGTGATCGAAACCGTGCTCGCCGGCGCAAGTGAAGTCGCCAAGCAGTCGAAGCTCTACGGGCAGATCGGCGCAAGCGGCAGCGAGTCGGGCGATAGCGCGACCAGTAAGCTCAACACACTGGCAGCGGAGATGGTCACCAAGAAAGAGGCGACCGACTACTCCGACGCAATCGCCAAGATCAGCGCCAATCCCGAGCACCGCGCGCTGGTCGACAACTACAGCCGGGAGTCGCGCGCCCGCCACTGAGCGGTGAGCGCGGTGGAGGTGGCGGATGGCGACTGAAGATCTCGGAAAATGCATGACGTTTACGGCGGGCGAGAGCCTGTCGAGCGATCAGTTCAAGATCGTCAAGCTCGACACGAACGGCGCGGTCATCAAGGCGACCGCCAAGACCGACGTGCCGGTCGGTATTCTGCAGAACAATCCGCCCAGCGGTGGCGCGGCCAGTGTCTGCATTGAGGGTAAGTCCAAACTGATCGGTGGCGCCGCGCTGACGATCGGCGCCGAGGTTGGTGCCGATTCGCTCGGCATGGGCACGGCGATTACCGTGGCGGCAGGCGGCACGGTCTACAACTACGCCGCAGCGCGCGTCCTGGTCGCGAGCGGTGGCTCGGCGGGCGTTACTTCGGTGCTCGTCTACAACGGCGGACGTCCCCTGCTCGTCTGAGCAGTGCGGTGGTGGTGGAGGCGTAGATGGCTCAGCCGACGCAAACAGATGTGCATGTAGATCAAATCCTGACGAACATGTCGGTCGCGTATATTCAGAACGCGAGCATGTTCGTGGCGACCAAGGTGTTCCCGGTCGTCACCGTGCAGAAGCAATCCGACAAGTATTACACGTACCCGAAGGGGGCGTGGTTCCGCGACGAGGCGGAAGTCCGCGCCGACGGCACCGAGGCGTCAGGCTCGGGCTACGGGCAGTCGACCGACAACTACTCGTGCGATGTATATGCGCACAAGAAGGACATAGGCGACCAGGTGCGCGCCAATGCGGACGCGCCGCTCAGCCCGGATCTCGATGCGGTCACCTTCGTGTCTCAGCGCCTGATGCTGCGCCAAGAGGTGCAGTGGGTCACCGACACATTCGCGACCGGCAAGTGGGGTACGGATGCGTCGTTTACCACCCCGACGCAGTGGTCGACGTACACCAGCTCAGACCCGATCACCGACATCGAGACTGGCAAAACTACGATCCTAAAAAACACCGGTTTCCTGCCGAACAAGCTGGTGCTCGGATACGAGGTATACACGAAGTTGAAGCACCACCCGGACATCGTCGACCGCATCTCCGGCGGCGCGACGGCCGCGAATCCGGCGCTCGGAAGCGACGCGCTCCTGGCTCGCATCTTCGGCGTGGACGAAGTCATCATCCCGATGGCGATCAAGAACACCGGCAAAGAGGGCGAGGCGGATTCATTCGGCTTCACGCACGGCAAGCACGCACTCCTTTGCTACACGACCTCGACGCCTGGGCTGCTCTCGCCAACCGCTGGCTACACCTTCCAGTGGCAGGGCGTAAGTCAGGGGCTCGGCACGGCGGTCGGCATCAAGAAGTTCCGCATGGAGGCTCTCGCCTCGGACCGCGTCGAGGGGCAGATCGCATTCGACAACAAGATCGTGTCCACCGACCTCGGCTACTTCTTCAACTCCGTGGTGGCCTAACCATGATGGTGCAGGTGCTCCGGTCGATCAGCGGACTCAATGCCCGTCCTGGCGACCTCGTGGACGCCAGCGATTGGGCACCGAACCGCGTGCACATGCTGACCAAGCAACGCCGTATCCTGCCGGTGGCGCTGGTCGGCGAGAAGAAGGGGCGGCCCGATGCGCAAGCTCTCGGACGGTAGGAACTACATCGGCAAGGTTGGTCTGGCCGGTGTGGCGTCGGGCTCCTTCACCCACGCCGCCGGCACCATCGCCGGCGCAGGCGGGACGGTCTACACGGTGACGTCGGGCGTCGCTGATGTACAGATCGGCGACATCCTGCAGGTGGCACCGAATTACAACCCCGGCACGGCCACTGTGGAGGCGACGGCGATTGGCGCTGGTACCGTAGTGTACCGGATCTCCAATCCCGCCGGCACCGTAAGTTGGGGCGCCGGAACCGTTAATTTCTTCGCACTGCGGACCATCTGACGGGGTGAGTGGTGGGCTCCCCGACGCGACTCGCTGGCGGGGTCGTCACCCTGTACAGTGGCACGGTCACCACGGCGGGCACCGTCGTTGGTGGGACCGTTACCGGGCTAGGCGGGGCGCAGTGCCTCGCCGTGCAGGCGGCGTTTGTCTACGGCTCGAGCGGCACGTCGGCTAAGGCGTATCTGCAGACCTCGCTCGATGGCGCATCGAGCTGGCTCGACATCGCGTCGTTTGCCTTCGCAACCTCAAGTGCGACGCGCGTGTTCGCCATCGGTATGGGGTCGAGCTCGGGCACCGCGCAGGTGACGCCGGCTGACGGTGCGCTCGCCGACAACACGCAGGTCGCCGGCATTCTCGGCGACCGCTTCCGCGTCAAGGTGATCTCCACGGGCACGTACGCCGGCAACACCACCGTCACTCTGTCGGCGGCGGTGAAGAGCGCCTGATGCCGACACTCGCCGAAAAGAATCGTCCGGGCAGCTGGACCTACGATGGCGATCCTGGCGCCTCGAGTCTCAGCTGGGTGCGCTGGCGCGTGGGCGATGTGTTTCGCGACGATCAGCTGCAGTCCGATCAGGAGATTGCGCAGGCGCTCACGGATGCGTCGAGCAACCAGACGCTGGCCGCGGCGATGGTCTGTGACCGCATCGCGGCGGACTTCTCGCGCGAAGTGGACCTGACCATCAACGATGGTTCGGGCGCTTCTCGCACACGGTCGCTCTCGCAGCGAGCGCGTGCCTATGCGGCGCTTGCCAAGCAGCTTCGCGACGATCTTGCCAGCGGCTCCTCACTCGCCGCGCTGTTCCCGGCGCCGTACGCCGGCGGCATCTCGCAGGCCGACAAGGACACGCAGACCGCCGACGCGGACCGCGTGGCGCCGGCGTTCACCGTCGACATGCAGGACTACCTCTGATGCAGATCGAAGTCCGACAGGAAGGTGCGGAGCCGGTGATTCGTCACCTGCGGGAAGCGCCGACCACGATTCGCGATGCGCTGGCCAAAGAAGCCTTCGCCATCGGCGCGCGCGCGGTCCGCTACATCAAGGATGTCTACCGCTCGCGCGGCGGCCCGGATTCGACCTGGGTGCGTAGCGCACAGTTGCGCAACAGCTATAGCCAGCGCGTCGATCGCGATGGCGGCGACGTCGTCCTGAACGTCGGGGCGATCCAGCCGACCGACAACGGACAGGTGCCGATTCAGGCGCGCGTGCAGGAAGGGTTCGACGCCGCCGGCAATCGCGTCGCGCAATTCGTCATCACGCCGAAGAAGGGCAACTACCTGACCTTCCCAATTCGCGACGGCGGCGGACTGGCCGCATCGAGCATCATCGGCTGGGTGCGCGTGAAACGCGTGGTCTTGCGGCCGCGCCCGGCGCTTGAGCCGACCTCGCCCGCAATCCTGCAGGCGTTGACCGACCGCGCCGGCCAGGTGGTGGCGGATGCGCTCTGATGGCCGACGAATCGATTCGGCAGCAGATCCTGTCGAAGTGGGTCGAGGTGTTTCGCGCGACGAGCAAGCTCAGGCGCGTCGAGGACACCGAGCCCTACGATTACGACAAGGCGCCGATGCCCACGCTCCATATCATGGAGGGGCAGGAAACCGTCAACTTCGGCAAGTTTCACGGGCTGGCGCTGTGCGACCTCATCGTCGTCGGCCAGCTGATCTACAAGTTCAATTCGAGCGATCCGCAGCAGTCGCTGCACCGGCAGGCGCGCGCCTGGCTCGCCTTCATGCAGCAGACGGTGATGGCGAATCTGCAGTGGGGCGGCCTGGCTATGCTGACGCTCGAGGGCGGCAGCGAACCGGGCAAGCTCGATTCCGACACGCTCTCGGCGGGCGTGCTCACGACGTGGTGGACGGTTCGGTATCGGCGCAACGCGTTCGATCCCTACCAGCGGTGAGGTGACCAATGGCGTTCAATGAAGTGCTCTCTCAAATCAGCCCCACCCTGGTGAAAATTGGCGGTTCCGTCACGCCGACGGGTGGAACCGACGACATCCTGACCTCCGGCAACTCGGTGAAGTTCACGCCGAAGATCGACATGATCAAGCTGCGCCAGCACTCGTCGAGCTTCACCAAGCGCGTGGGCATTCCGGCCGCACGGCGCTGGCAGGTCGCGCTGCAGTTCTACATGCAGGGGTCCGGCGGTGGCGGCACGGTGGGCGTCAACGGCTTTGCCGGCATCGATGCACTTCTGCAGGCCGGCGGCATGGCGCGCGCTACCACGGCGGGCACGATCACCTACACGCCGATGCCGATCAGCTCGCTCGGCACCGCGTTCGCTGCGACGATCTGGAACGAGCAGGACGGCCTGCTGCACAAGACCTACAACGCCGTCGGCAATCCCGTGTTCGAGGGCGTGCCGACCGATGGCTTGAAGGTCACCTGGACCGGCCAGGGCGACTACGAAGCACCGACACAGGCGAGCATCTCCGGCTTTACCGGTGGCACCGACCGCAGTGAGGCGTTCCTAGGTATCCTGGGTACGATCACGCCGTCGGGCGGCTCTGGTTATACGCCGGTCGTCTCCCGCGTCACGTTTGACCGCGGCATTCGTATCGCCGAGATGCCCGACTCGAACGCATCGACGGGCATCAAGAAGTCGTTCATCGTCGATGGCAATCCGACCCTCACGTTGGTCATCGCCGCCGACTCCGACAACTCGGCCAACCTCACCTACAACAAGTTGCACACCGACTGGACGGGCAAGGTGGTGCATTCCGTCGTGTTCACGCAGGGCACAGCGGTGGGCTCGCGCTGCAAGTACACCCTCTCGCAGTCGCAGATCTCCGACCTCTCGCGCACCGAAGGCGACGGTTACCACCTGATCAATCTTTCCTACGACATCACGAACACCACCGACGATACGGATTTCTCCATAGCGATCTTCTGAGGTGATGCGTGGCAATCAAGCTCCTCGATCTCTCAACGCTCAAGCGCGATCTGGAAATCCACAAGGGGCACGGCACAGCCGACGAGCCGCGGCCGCCGTTTGTGGTGCTAGTGCGCTACCTGTCGCGCCCGACGCTCGTCGCCCTGCAGCGCGAAACGGCGGCCGAGACGGGCATCTCGGAGGCGGATGCGGCCAAGAAATGGGCCGGTCACTGTATTGCGGGATGGTCTGGCCTCACGCCGCTGATCGCCCGCGAGCTGAATGTGCCGGCTGGTGACGAGTCGGCGGCGGCCGATGGGTTCATCCCCTACGATGCCGAGGCGGCGGCGACGCTCTGGCACTACGCCAACGTCAACCTCTTCTCGGCTCGCATCACCGCCTTTGCGTTCGCGCGCCT